CGCTAAGAAGGTCGAAGAGATTGGCACAGGTGCTGATGACGGCCCTCTGGACCTGACCGCTGAGAAGCAAGTCCGCTTCGAAGACATCGGTGCATCTCTGCTGGAAGACGGTGAAGCTCAAGAGCAAACCAAGGGTCTTCTGGTGTACGAGAGCTACATGTACATCGACATGGACGGCTCAGGTGTCGCCAAGCTGTGGAAGATCGTCACCGCTGGCAACGTCATTCTCGACAAGGAACAAGTCGACAAGAAGCCGTTCCTGCACTTCTGCCCGATCCCGCTTCCCCACGCCTTCTATGGCAGCAACTACGCGTCGCGAGTGATCCCCACTCAGAACGCCCGTACGGTGCTCATGCGGGGCATTCTGGACCACACGGTCATCACCAACAACCCCCGCATGATGGTGGTGAAGGGTGCTCTGACGAACCCCCGGGAACTCCTTGAGAACCGCGTGGGTGGTCTGGTCAACGTCTCACGTCCTGACGGTCTCCTGCCACTCCCGCAGGCTGGCCTCAATCCCTTCGTGTTTCAGACGCTTCAGCTTCTCGATGAGGAGAAGGAGGAGGTTACAGGCGTCTCGAAGTTGTCTCAAGGGTTGAACAAGGATGCACTGTCGAAGCAGAACTCGCAGGGCATGGTTGAAGGTCTGGTCTCTCTGTCGCAACAGCGCGAGAAGATCATGGCTCGTAACTTCGCAAACCAGTTCATCAAGCCTCTGTACCTTGAGGTCTACCGACTGGCTCTGGCGAACGAGTCGAAGGACAAGATGATTCGCGTCGCTGGCAACTTCGTCCCTGTATCCGTCAAGGAATGGGAAGAGGAGGTCACCTGTACCGTTGAACTCCACCTTGGGGCCAACGAGCAGGAGAAGGAAGCGCAGAAGATTCTCGCCATCGGTGGTGTGCTGGCAAGCGACCCCGCTAACGCCCGCATGTTCACCGAACAGAACCGCTACAACCTCACCGCGATGTACCTCGAAAAGATGGGCATCAAGACCATCGCTCAGGTCATCACTGATCCGAAGACCCTTGGACCGCAACAGCCTGATCCGATCAAGATGAAGGAACTGGAACTCGAAGAGCGCAAGGTCGCTGTTCAAGAGCAAGTTGCTGCCACCTCGAAGGAGAAGGTCGAAGGCCACATCCAGATCGAAGAAGTCCGTACGAACCTCCAGAAGATGCAACAGCAACTCGACGACATGCGCAAGCAACGTGAACTCGATATTAAGGAGTTCGATTCAACGTCGAAGGCTGCTATCGCTGTTCAAGAGATGGAAGAGGCTCGCAACATGATCGCTGCGGACCCTGCATCTGGCAAGGCCATCGTGTCACCTAACTAATCTAGGAGAGTAACAGAGAGAGATGGATAACGACCTCGTGATGAAGCGAGGACAGGCTGCGGAAGTGCTTCTGGAAACGGAAGCCTTCCTAGTCACTGTCAACGAACTATACAACCAATACTTGAATGACATCACCATGAGCAAGCTCGGTGAGAACGAAGTACGCGAACAACGCTTCTACCAGATTCGCGCCCTCCAAGACATTCAAGCAGCACTTCAGAGTTGGGTCAACGCAAAGACCGAACTCGTCATTTCCCTAACCGAAGAGTAACCAACACATATGACCACCACCCAATCGGGCGTGGCAGCACCCAATTTCGCTGCCGAGTTTAACGAAGACGACGCAGCAGAAGCATTTCTGTCTCGATGGAATGAAGAGGACCCTGAAGAGGTATCCGAAGCTCCCACTGATGACGAAGAGGCTGAAACCGTTGATGAAGCGGACGAAGCCGAGGACGCCGACGAAGGCGTAGAGAACGACGACGAATCCGAAGAGGACCCTCAAGATGAGGCCGAGGACGACTCCGAGACTGACGAAGATGACGAAGACAAGGCGTCCGACAAGGAAGCCAGCGACGACGTGATCGTGAAGGTCAAGGAAGGCGACAAGGTTCATGAGGTATCCATCAAGGACCTGAAGCGTCTCTATGGTCAGGAAGCGGCACTGACGAAGAAGTCACAGCAAGTAGCCACCGAACGCAAGGCGGTGGAAGAGAACGGCCAGAAGCTGGCGGCACAATTGCAGCGTGTCTACGATAAGGTTTCCGCACGATGGGAACCGTACTCGAAGATCGACATGCTGGTCGCTTCGAAGCAACTGGACGCAGAATCTTTCACGGCACTCCGTCAGGAAGCTCAAGCTGCATATGACGACTTCCGATTCATCACTCAGGAAGTGGACACGTTCGTCGCTGATGCAAGCACGGCGCGTCAAAGGGCAATTCAGGAAGCGGGCGCTAAGGCCGTTGAAACCCTGAAGACTGCCATCCCCGGCTGGAACACGGCCCTGTACGACTCTATCCGTGAATTCGCTGTTGAGCGAGGCATGGACAAGAAGGTCGTCGATGAACTGGTCGATCCCGTGGCAATCCAGATGCTCCACGACGCGATGCAGTTCCGCAAGGCCAAGACCATTGCGACCAAGAAGATCGTTAAGCAGCCCAAGAAGGTCCTGAAGACCACCAAGGCTGCTCAGGCAAAAGATGTGAAGTCGAACAAGGCTGACGCTGCCATGCGCAAGCTGAAGTCCTCGGGTTCCGTCGAAGACGCCACGAACGCCTTCATGGCTCGTTGGGCCGACTAAGTAATACCTCTCCTCACGCCCCACACACATACCTCGGGGCAACTACCTCTTTTTAAGGAATACATACCATGAGCGCAACCGCATTCAAGACGTACGACCAAGTTGGCAAGAAGGAAGAAATCAGCGACGTGATCGCCAACATCAGCCCGACCCAAACGCCGTTCCAAACGATGATCGGCTCGGACAAGATCAAGTCGACGTTCTACCAATGGCAAGAAGACGAGCTGGCTACGGTCGGTGACAACGCGGTGGTTGAAGGTGCAGACGCATCGGACAGCACGCTGCGCCCGACGGAAATGCGTGCCAATACCACGCAGATTCTGCAGAAGACCGTGAAGGTTTCGGGTACGGCGGATACGGTCGAGACGTATGGCCGTGCTAAGGAAACCGCGTACCAACTCGGTAAGAAGTCGGCCGAACTGAAGCGTGAAGTCGAGTACCACCTGATCGGCAAGTCGCAAGACGCAGTGCTCGGTTCGGAAACCGTCGCCCGCAAGTTCGGCAACGTGTGGGGCAAGGACGCGACCGGCGTGAAGTTGATCGACGCTGTCGTGACGGTTGACCACACGGCGACCCCGGCTGCTCTGTCGGAAGCTGACGTGCTTACCGTGAACCAAGCGCTGTACGAGCAAGGTTCGGAAGCGAAGTTCATCATGATCAAGCCCGCTGACTCGCTCATCGTGGCTGGCTTCTCGCAGTCCGCTGGCCGTATGCGTGACTTCGGTGCTGAGAAGAGCATCGTGAACGTGGTTGACCTGTACGTGTCGCCGTTCGGTGAGCAGAAGGTCGTGCTGAACCGCTTCATGAAGGCTGACTCGGCTCTCCTGTTCGATCCGGCTTCGTTCAAGCTGTCGACGCTCCGTCCGTGGACGCGTACGCTGCTGGCTAAGACCGGCGACGCTGACCGTCACCAGATCCTCGGTGAGTTCGGCTTCAAGCACAAGCACTACAGCGCTTCGGGCGCTATCGTCGGCCTGACGGGTACGAACCCGATGCTGCCGTAAGCTTTAACCCCTGACCCCTCCGGGGGTCTCCTCTTTTCGCCCTGAGACATCCTACTCTCGTGTCTCGGGGCTTTTTTATTTCTATGACAAACCTGATCGACGTTTCCCACTCCCTCCATGATACCGAGGACTCCCGAGTAATCGAACGAGTCCAATCCATCCCCCAGTCGTACATTGATCGCCTCAAGGCTGAACGTGACGCCTCGAAGGAAGGCCGTGAGAAGGACTACATGCGCGTGGCTTCGGTCCCTGTCGTTCTCGTTGAGAAATGGCTGGCCGAAGGCTACGACGTCTACAACGAACCCATCCGCAAAACTGTCGCGAAGCTCAAGGCCGAAGGTCTCGACTACTTCGTCACAACCAACAAGCAGGTCTAAATGAATCGCCAACAAATCCGTACCAAGGTCAAGGCTCTTCTCAACCGTAATGACTGCACGGACGAGTTGGCTAACGACTTCATCGACATGGCTCAGACTCGGATCGAGCGCACGCTGCGCACTCCGGGCCAAGAGAAGATCAGCATCACCACCGGCAACTCCCTGCCAATCCCCACGGATCAATTCGTGATCCCTGCGGACTTCCTTGAACTGAAGAGTCTCTACACCGTAGAAGGCGGCACGCTGGTCTACAAGGAACTCGGGACGTTCTTCAAGCTCCCCAAGGTCCAAGGTTGCCCCCCGAAGTACTACACCCGCGTCGGTGGCTCGTACCTGCTGTCCCCTTCGATTCCTTCAGGGGTCTCGCTGTACGCCTACTACTACGCCGCTCAGAAGAACCTGAGTGCCGACACTGACACCAATCTATTCACTCAGGTCTGTTCGGACCTCTTGATCTATGCATCCCTCTGCTTCGCTGCCGACCACTTCGTCGATGACCGCGTTGCTGGCTTCGAGTCTCGCTACGAGCTTCTCCTTGGAGAACTGAACGAGCAAGCCCGACAGACGGACATGCAGCAATCGAGTATGTCCATCGAACCGGCTTACGGCTCGGAGTATTAATCACATGGCTGGCTTCTTCCAACCCCCGGTATCGCCCACCGATCAACAGGCGAACGAGTCGTCGTTCTTCAATGGAGAAGTCGTGCCACCGGAGGCGTCCACCACGGATGCCTTGCTCGACGCTCTTGAACTACAGCTTGCCAGCGTCACCGCAGATGCCTCAAGGTCTCAGGACGCCGCTACGGCTGCTGAAGCTTCTGCACGGAACGCCTCGATCTCTGAAGAGAACGTCTCGACTCTGGCGCAGCAAGCGAACGACACACTCAAGGCTGCGAACGACGCCTCGACTCTCGCTACGGCTTCGGTTGCGTCTGCTTCGGCTTCGGCTGCTACGGCCACTACGAAGGCTCAGGTTGCCACGGACGCCGCTGGTAGTGCCCTGAACTCCCGTGATGCTGCTGCGGCCTCCCAAGCGGCCTCTGCGGCCTCCCAAGCGGATGCTCTGGTCTCGAAGAATGCCTCGGCTGCTTCCGCTACGGCTGCTTCGGGTTCCAAGGATGCCGCTGCTACCTCGGCGGCTGCTGCGCTTGCCTCTAAGAACTCCGCAGGTACCTCTGAGGCTAATGCGCTTGCCTCGAAGAATGCCGCTGCTCTTTCGGAATTGAACTCTGCCGATTCGGCGGCTGCTGCGCTCCTCTCGAAGAACGCCGCTGGTGTCTCGGAATCGAATGCTGCCGGTAGCGCTGCCTCGGCCCTCTCGTCGAAGAACGCTGCGGCTGTCAGTGCCCAAGTTGCTGCGGATAACGTTGCTGCCGCTGCTGAGTCCATCGCGCTCACGTCGCAGCCTAGCTTCATCAAGTACACCGTGGGTCCTACGGATACCACAGGGTCCTTCGCGAGCGGCGACACCAAGATTCGTACGAACGGCTTCACGGCCCCCTTCGTGGTCATCTTCAAGAACGGCCTGACGCTGAACAACGGCTTCGGCTTCACCTGTGACTCCGATGGCATCCACCTGACTCTCGCGACCCCTCTGGTGTCCACGGATACCCTGATCGTTCAGAAGTCGGGCATCTACTCGCCGTCTGAAGTCTTCTCTCCGACGCTTCTGTGGGTCCTTCCGACCGCAGGCGCTACCTCGATCACCTACTCGCACGTCCCCGGCTTTTCGTGGCTCATGCTGCGTGGTGTCTGGCTCGAAGCAGGGGTGGACTATACGGAGACCTCAAGCGGCTTCACGTTCACTGGTTGGACGGCTACGGGCACGGAGAAGGTCGGTATCTACAACCTTCAACCGGTCTCGATTGCCAACGTACTGAACTCGGCAAGCCCGCAGATTACCGCAGGGGTCCTTACGTTCGCTGATGGTTCCACGCAGGCGTCGTCCTTCAACAAGGGCGGTAACGTCACTGGCGTCATCTCGATGGACGGCACGGCACAGGGTTCGATCCCGTTCTTCCAATACCGTCTCAACGGTGTGCCCCAGTGGGCTGCGTTCGTCGACTCCAACAAGGTCTACTGCATCGGACGATACAACTCATCGGGTGTGTACGTGGATAGTCCGGTTGCGGTCAATTGGACGACCGGCGCTGTTGCCTTTAAGGATGTCACCGCGACCACGGTTACCACTTCGGGTGCTATCAACGCCGCGACCGTGAGCACGACCGGAGGTATCGCTGCGGGTGCAGCCGGTATCTCCACTTCGGGAACCGTTAAGAGCGGTCCTGGCCCCGGTGGTCCAACTTCGTACGTGACTCCGACAGCCATCTTCGCAACGAAGACTGGCAACACTGGCACAAACGATCAGTTCACGGAAATGTGGCATGACGGAACCACGGGTGGTCTCTGGATCAACGGCGGTAGCTCGGCGCTGTCCAAGGGTCTCCTCACGGCTACGGCCTCGCAAATCTCCAGCGGTGTCCCTCAGATTTTCGGGAAGAACGTCCCTGTCTTGCACGCGTGTTGGGCCGGTAGCACGGCGCAGCCGAACTCTCCGCAGATCGCGATTGGTTGCTCGGCAGCTTGGCTCACCACAGGAACCCTCCGTATCTATCTGACCACGGCCTTCGGATGGGCTACGCACAGTATCCATGTTAGCGGCCCGCGTGTCAGTAACGGAACCAACTACCTGTTCCCGGTAATGG